GTGTTGGATCGGCGCTCTGAAAAATCGGTCGCCAACTTTTTTCCGTTTCGTTTCGCGGTTGCTCGAGCTGAGCCGAGTCGGCCGCCGTGTGATCGGTTGCAGCTGAGGTGTGCGATGCCTGCCTGGTCAAGACTGGGGGCAATCTCGCCTGTTTCGGCTAGGGGTGGCTCGTGGTCTGCGCTGGGTCCATCGGGGTGTGATCCGGGCAGGGTCATGTCGACTGGGTAGCCGCAGCGAATACAGACTGGCTCGCATTTGGCTAGCACTTGCTTGCGCCATGCGCGGTACTGGGCGGTCGAGTGAAGGCTGCTCATGCTCGGCGTCCGGCCAGGATGCGGTGGACTGCCTCGACGGGGTAGCCCTTCTGCCTAGCTTGGCAAGCCATGAGCCAGCGCTCGTGGGTTTCTGGCCGGCAGAACTGGCAGGGGCTGGTGTGGTCGGTGTCTATCCAGCCCCGATAACAGATCACGTGGCCGCAGTTGCAGCCAGGCTTGCGACAGTGTGCGTCGATCTCGATGGGTGTGTGCATTTTGTTTCCCCTAGCGTTTGGGCCACTCGCCCCGACCTTACCCCTGCGGGGTCTGGCCGAGCGGCCATTGTTGTTCGGTTAGTATTTTCCCCGATCATCCTCTAACCCTTTCGGGTCTTGCATCTACTCCGCAACCATGCACCCATTTCCGCATGGCAGGCCCACCAGCTCTGACCTGGGTTAGACCCGCCGAATACTCGGGCCATGGCATTAGGGCGCTGCCATGCGGCGATGGTGCTGTGGTTTAGTTGGATGCTTCGGGGTGCTGCTCGAGGTAGGCCTGCCACACGTGGGCCTGTAGCCTGCCTCGCTCGCCTACAGGGATGCCTACCTTTCGAGCCCAGGCCCGGACATCCTTTTCGGTTGCGATCATGAGAATGGGCCTCCTGACATGTGATCGTGAATATCGCCGATCATTCTATGCATGTTCATAACTGCTTTTCTGGCTTTCTCGTCTGCCTCATATTGGAGAGTTGCGTTCAGGTCTTTTAGCTCGCGGTGAACGGCTTCGTGGTCGTACTCCCATTCCTCAATTTCATCGAGGTTTTCCGAGGCTACTCCCTGGCCGCATTGACGGTTAGGACACTGGAATATATAGATCATGCTGTTTCCCCTTCAGTAAATGCCTCGACCGTGGTCGATTCCTGCATCTTCTCGATAACGTCTGATGCTTGCTTTTTTGTCAGGTCGTCGAGGCTGGTGACCGTATCATGGTTAGCTGCCATTAGGCAGGCATTCACCAGGCCGAGGAATTCCTCGCGTGTCGCGATCCCGAGATCCTTGGCGATTCCCCTGATCTTGCCTTTCTGTGCAGCTGACGCCTCTCCTGTGCCTCCATAGACCCTTGGTGCACCGGGCAGGTTAGGAATTGGCTGGCCATTGGGGAAAGTCTCTACCTTGGGTTGAGGCTTGTAGAATGGGTCATCCTCTGGTGTGCCAGTGAGTCGCTCGGCTTTAGTCATTTCGGTCATCGAGGCTCGGAACTTTTCTTTCGAGTATCCGGCATTTGCTAGGGCTCGGCCGATTGCTGAGGTCTCGCAGTTCTCGAGGGCTGAGGTCTTATTGACCGGGGAGCCTCCTACTACTTCCTCGGCGAATCCGTTAGCTGCGAGGCGGTCGCCGATCCAGACCTGAGCTTCCATGAGGTACTGAAGCGGTCGGCCTGAGTCGTCTCGGACTACCTCGATAAGCCGGGACTCGATGCGGCCGTCGGCCTTGTGCTCGCCCCAGAACTTGTGAATGCGGGTATCGACGGTTTCGTACTGGCTGAGATCAAATGCCATGGTTAGCCGCCATTACCTCGACGCAGCGCCATGAGCAGAAATGCATTTGGATGCCGGCACGCGGTGTAAGCGTGAGGTATGCACCTTCGTGCATGAATTCATGGCAGTGGTTGCACTTGTAAACGATCATGCGAGGATTTCCCATTCTCTGAGGATTCGGCCGTGATTGCCTTTGACTATGGATGTGGTGAAGCCTGAGGCGCGGATAAGGCCCTTTGAGGCCCATGAGTGCATGAGAGCGCCTATCTGGTTAGTAGATCCGCAGGGTAAACCCACGTGCAGCCTGAGGTCGTCGGCTGTGATTGTTCGCCCAGGCCCAAGGTCGCGCCGGTAATCGTTGGCCCGCTGGTGCCATTCGGCGTCTTTAACGACGGCGGCTGTGGCTGCGGCTTTGGCTGCATAGCCGCTCCCAGCAGAACACCAGCTGCAAACGCTATTCCTGAGAGGCCGACCACAAGTAGTGCAGTCGCTAAGCGTTGTTCCGAATAGTGTGTCATTTTGCATCGTTTCCCCTTGTTTGTTTGTGTTTGTTAAAGGCCTGCGGTCTCGATTGCTCCTGCGATGGACATGATCCCGGCGAATAGCAGGGCCACACCCATACCAAACAACATACGTATGACATTCTGTAGCGTCATTTCCCCTACTTTCCTGGTGTGCAGGTCCAGCGGCCGCCGGCCCAATGCTTTGAGCCTGACCACTTTCCCCTGTGGTTGAGTGTTTCGACCATGGCCGCGATTTGGAGATTTGCCGGCCATTTGTGCATTTCTGTAGCCCTGAGTCGTGCAGCGAATTCTCGAGGCCTTGGGTGCCAGGTCTTGAGCCAGTCGAGCATCATCCAGGTCGAGCCGTCGGTTAGGGCGTCATTAAATTGGAACATGCCAAAATAACCGTTCGCCCGGTTAGTGCTTTTCGGGTTGCTGTGTGATTCTCTTTCGGCCACGCACTCGACGTACCTGATTTGATCCTGAGGAACGACGTAGGTGGGACCGGCTAGGAGCGCCGCAGCTGCTACGGCCGCCACAATCACACGGCCTCAATGATCGTAACGGTAGACGATACGCGGGTGCGGGTTATTGCTTCCACACTGTCGCGGTTTACTCGCCTCTGGCCCCCGGGCGTCTTGTGCCCTTCGATTATGCCCTTGTCCACGTACTGTCGGACGGTCTCCCGAGTGACCCCCAGAATTCTGGCGGCCTCACCGGGCTTTATTAGTTCGCTCATCGTTTCCCCTTTCGGGTCAGACATTAGCGGTGTCTGCGCTATTTGCGCTTTTTATTTCTTCGGCGTGTTGAGAATCGGCAGCGGGAAGGTCTGGGCATTGTTCTCGCCCTTGGTCGAGAATGACACGTGGATATGGTGCATGTGCCCATAACCCGAGCCACGCCACTTCCACATCGAGTTCGCGTAGGTGCCCGAGGCGATCTGATCGTTAAAGACCACGTTTTTGATTCGATTAGCGCCTGGTATGCCTGAGGCGGCGTAGGCGACGATTTGGTTAGCCAGCCGTTGGGCTGCGCCTGGGTCTTTGGGGTCGAGGTCGGCGTCGATGTCGAGGGCATGGACTAGGCCTCGAGCGTCGGGGTTGTGGTCTGACTGTCGGCCGGCGTGGGCCTTGTCGCCGATCCAGCCGTCTGAGCGCTTGTCGCGCTTGGGCCAGCGCTTATTGACCTGATTGCGGAGGGTTACGCCTCCAGCGACTAGTCGGGCCATTACTCTCCCTCGATTTCTAGCTCGGGCATCGTGGCTGTGTCGTCGACATGGGGCCTCGAGTTGATGCCGTAACGGTAGTCGTCACGGTTAAGGGCGTTCATTAGGACGGGGATGCCTGCGGCACCTAGGGCCACGATCAGGGGGTGAACGTTGGAGGTGGCAAGCCATGAGCCTAAGGCCCCTAGGAGGGCTCCTGCGAGGCTCTTAGCGACCGTACCTTCCCAAGTAACCGCCAGCCATTTACCCATGACTTACCACCTGTTCTAGAGCCGACTTGCGAGGTCGTCGAGTTTCGCTGAAATGTCGGCCAGGCTTGACCCGCCGTTGCGGTAGCCGGGCTGAATGGTCTTGGTGTATTTCTCTAGCTCTTGACGGACTACGGCCCGCACTAGCCAGATAATGCCAGCGAGTATGGCGGCCATGATCGTAATAACACCAACCGCTAGGCCGACTACGTCCGTCCACTGCATTTCAGCTCTTGAGGCGGCCGAGCACGATTGCTCGTGCCCGGATCGTGGCAGGATTTAGGCCCATGTCAGCAGCTGCACCCTTCTTGCGTGGGGCCTTCTTGGGCTCCTCGACGGGCTCCAGTGCTTGCTCGATTTCCTCAGCTTGCTGGTCGCTCATGCTGTCCCCTCTGGTGAGATAAACTCTGTGCCAGTCCAGATGTCGCCAATGGCTGCATATTTGCCTCTGGTTCCATCTTCATAGGTTTCTACTGCCTGATCAGTGATGCCGATCTCGGCCAGGAATGCGATCCCTTCGGCCTCTGTTGGCGCGTCTTGGTCATTGACGTTAATGACATTGGACACGATGTCATTCTCAAGTAGGGCGAATGTCTTCATTAGGATAATCCGATCCATACGACGCCTGAGCCACTGCTAGAGCCTGTGCCTCCTGCATTTCCTGTATTGACAGTTCCAGTGCCACTTCCTGTGACTCCACCTTGGCCGAAACTTCCGGCCCAAGTGGTCAGTGCGGCCCCGTAAAATGGTGCACTACCTGATGCCGCACCACCAGCTCCGCCGCCGCTGTATCCGCTTCCTGCGTAGCCCTGAGCCCCGCCATAGCCAGCCGCGCCTGCCGCAGCATTAGAACCGCCGCTTCCAGTAGCTCCAGCTGATGAACCTGCCGCACCGGATGACGCTCCTCCGCTGCCGCCTATGGCGATGAGTCGGTCGGCTCGTGAGAAATTGCCCAGAATGCGATCCCCAGTCGTCGATAGTGCGCCGACTGTAATGGTCCAGACTTCGCCTGCGCCGATATAAAGTTTTTCATCTATCACACCTCCGCCGCCACCAGCACCGCCAGTGAAGCCGCCCGATACGCCACCAGATCCACCACCGCCGACACAGACCACACTGGCGAATCCTGCATTACCGAAAGTGATAGTTCCCGACGCTGTGAATTTGTAGTAAGAATAGGTCGTTCCGCTATAAGTGATTGTTCCTGTCGCTGGGCTTCCGGTAGTGCTTGCCACCGTCGCGGCGGCACTACCTCCGGCGAAAGGGAGGCACCACCACACCGCTGCAGCTGAGTCGTAAGTAAGACTCACGCCCGAGTATTGGGCAGTAATCGAGGTGGCCGTACCAGTAACAGTTCCACCCGTGAAAGTGACCGCGCCAGTATTGACGCTAAAAACATTGAGCATCATGCCATTCACTAGGCTGCTCGAGGGCAATGTGACGACGGTCGCTGAAGCCGAGTTCATGCAAATGGTCGTGCCAGCCAGAATGTCGGCCACCGTGACGGTGTAGGACGCGGTTTTCTTCGACATCGACCCTGAGGCCACGACGTCGACCCGGTTAGCTAAGGCCAGGGAGGCCGAGGGGTAGTTGGCTACGAGATCCGTCGAGGTGACGTAAGTCGTACCGCCTGTAGTGGTTGCCATGCTGTGCCCTTCCTAGGCCGCTAGATCATCTGA